ATCCATTTCAGGATGACTGCATTGATGCGTTTGAGAAACATAGGTTCAACATAGTCTTGAAAGCAAGGCAGCTGGGTCTCTCAACAGTGACAGCTGCGTACTGTGCGTGGTTGGCGATCTTTCATCGAGAGAAGAACATCCTGGTGATTGCAACAAAACTGCCCGCCGCCCAGACATTCGTACGAAAAGTCAAGACTATCATCAAGCATCTTCCTCAGTGGTTGCTACTCCCAAAGGTTGTGGGTGACAGTAAGGGTGAAGTTGAGTTTGACAATGGTTCCAAGATCACTGCAACAGCAACATCTGAGAATGCAGGAAGGTCTGATGCTGTTAGTTTGTTGATCATTGATGAGGCAGCGTGGATCCCAACTCTGGAAGACCTGTGGACAGGACTCTTCCCGACTCTATCTACAGGTGGTAGAGCAATCTTGATCTCAACACCAAATGGTGTTGGAGGAATCTACTACAGGCTCTGGCAGGATGCTGAGGCTGGACTGAGTGATTTCAATACGATCAGGTTGATGTGGAATGTTCATCCAGAGCGTGATGAAACGTGGTTCAATGACACGACTCGTAACTTCTCACCCCGCAAGATTGCACAGGAATACATGTGCGAGTTCTTGGGATCTGGCGATACATTCTTGAATGCAGATGTCCTTGCAAAGCTGAGAGATCAGATCACTGAACCAAGAGAGAAATCAGGTCTCGTCTGGATCTGGCACAATCCACATCCTACATCGAAGTATGTCTTGACTGCAGATGTTGCCCGTGGCGATGGAGGAGACTACTCAACATTCCACATATTCGAAGTTGTCTCAGGAGACATGTGTGCAGAGTTCATGGGAAAGATGCCCCCAGATCACTTGGGACAGTTGATAGATGAGTGGGGCCGGAAGTACAATGACGCTCTTGTTTGTCCTGAGAACAACACATATGGCTACATGACATGTGTGAAGTTGAAGGAACTCAAGTATCCTCGTATGTACTACGAGAAGAACAAGGGAAATATGTTTGAGTATGTCCCCGCATCCCCAAATGAGCTGCCAGGATTCAATACAGGCAAGTCAACACGTAATCTCATCCTCTCTCATATGGAAGAAGCATTTCGCAATGATGGCATGATCTGCAGGTCTCGTAGGTTATATGAGCAACTGGCGTCATTCTCGTGGGTTAATGGAAAGGCACAAGCTCTCGCAGATGCTCATGATGATCTCGTGATGAGTGCAGCTATAGCATCATGGTTGGTGTTTGGTTCAGGTAAAGCATCAGATGAGATGGTTGCTCACTCGTATGCGTTGTTGGCTGCAACAAGTAGAACATCAGTCCCTCTGCAGACACAAGATCAACAACCTTTTGGACTCCCTCAGACTCCTGTGATGATCATGGGACACCGCTACAATGTGAATGCAACGATCGGTGAAAACGCGATGCGTGATGTTCTTGATTATAGTTGGTTGACACGCCGATAGTTAGCACTATGAGACGCGTCATTAGTAAGTCAAGGTTGCAACAGATCATCAAAGAAGAGATGAAGGGCATCAAAGTTTTGCTAGAGAGTGATGATGCTCTAGCAGGCGCAACAGCTTCAGATCGTGCTCTTGTTGTGACAACAGCAGAGAAGTTGATCAAGGCAATCGATGCATTCAATGAGAAGGCAACTCCAAAGATGCAGGAGGCTCTGGCAGGACTCCAGCAATGCAGGAGTGCTCTCGATGACATGACAAAGAATCCTGAGAACCATGTTGCTATTGTACATCAAGCAAAGTCAGTTGTCTTGGCACCCAAGAAGTGACTCACACTTGATCGTCATGCATTATAGTTGGCAACATGCCGAAGAGTAAGAAGAAGCGCAATGTATTTGCGCAGCTGTCAAGACTATTCCAGTCTGGAACTCCGCGTCGAGTGAAGACTATCGCTGATACAGCTGTCGCTGTTGTTGATAAGTCAAAGTCTTCGGGTGTCCTACTCCTACAAAAGAATGCATCAAGCACCTACAATGCAATCACAAGCAATGCATACAACATGGCTGAGCGTCTGTCTCGATATCAAGACTTTGAGCAGATGGAGTTTACGCCAGAGATCTGCTCAGCGTTAGATCTCTTTGCAGATGAATGCTGGGCAACTGATGAGAAAGGAAGGGCTCTTCACATCTATAGCGATGATAAGGTTGTCAAGCAACACCTTGAGGAACTCTTCTATGATGTGTTGAACATCGAGTATAATGGGAGGCCCTGGACACGCTCACTTTGCAAATTTGGAGATACGACACTATACCTTGATGTTCATCCCGAGCATGGTGTGATCAACACATTTCCAGTTCCGATCAATGAGATCGAGCGTGAGGAAAATTATGACAAGGACAACCCGTATGCAGTTCGCTACAGGTGGTCAGCTGCAGGGATGAAGTACCTCGAAGATTGGGAGGTTGCTCACTTCAGGCTTCTCGGAAATGATGCATTCCTTCCTTATGGAACGAGTGTGATTGATGCAGCTCGAAGGATCTGGCGTCAGTTGATCTTGATTGAGGATGCGATGCTGGTGTATCGCATCGTTAGAGCTCCTGAACGTCGTGTCTTTTACATTGATGTGGGTAATATCCCTCCACAAGATGTCCCTCACTATGTTGAAGAACAGAAGAAGGCGTTGAACCTATCAATGGTGATGGATCAGACAAGTGGCAAAGCTGATGTCAGGTACAACCCAATGTCTGTGCTCGAGGACTATGTGATCCCAACTCGGGGTGCAGACTCAGGAACACGGATTGACACTCTTGCAGGTGCTCAGAATGCTACCGCGACAGATGATGTGACGTATATCCAGAACAAGTTGTTCTCTGCACTCAAGGTTCCAAAGGCATACCTTGGGTATGAAGAGTCTCTTGGATCAAAGAGCAGCTTGTCTCAGATTGACATTAGGTTTGCACGAACGATCAACACCATCCAACAGACAATGATCTCTGAGTTGAACAAGATTGCTCTCATCCACTTGTTTACACTGGGACTATCAGAGGATCAGATCACAAACTTCACACTTAGGTTGAGTTCTCCGTCAACAATTGCTCAACAACAGAAGCTTGAGCTCTGGAGGACGAAGTTTGATATCGCAAATAATGCACCAGAGAACATTGTCAGTGTTGACTTCGTGCGCAAGAATATCCTTGATCTCACAACTGATCAGATAGATGAGATTGAGGAGCAACGTGAGATTGAGGTTGAGAGGAATGCATCGCTCGAAGCTGCTGCTGGCGGTGGAGGAGGTGGCGGAGCTCTTGGAGGTGACCTAGGTGGAGATTTGGGTGACCTTGGAGGTGACTTTGACATGCCTTCTGATGAAGGTGACCTGGGTGGAGATGATGCAGGTGGACTTGAGGACCTTGAGGACATCGAAGCGGATGACTCTCCAGAGGATCAGGATGATGATCTAGAGCTTATCATGTCGTCTGATGGACCCCTTACATCACCCGTGAAAGTGTCACCTGCGGTCCAGAGAGCCAAGTACAATGCATCTCGTCGGAGAGGTTCGATGGCAGGTCTCACTCCCGATATCAGTAAACACACCAAGGTGGGAAAGAGACCCGAGACTCTAAATGATCCCTATGACACTGAGGAACTTCGAGCACTGGGTAGGAATGTGATCCCAGAGTCTAAGTCAAGGTGTCGTGTCTCTGTTGAGCATAGAGTGATGCTATCTCGTATGGCATCAAGTGAAAAGTTCATGGTGAAGAATCCTAAATCATTCGGTTCTACATCAGGCATCCTAACAGAGAGTGCGGGTGTTGATATTCAGGATGACATAGACTCTGTGACGATTGACATTCTTCCTACGATGAGCGCATTCGTGAACATTGATGTTGACGAGGATTGAAGTTACATCATGTTCTACGAGATCTTGCTACTTAATAGACTGAAGATGTTGATCTTCATTGGCCCAATCGTATTGTGAGGGAAGATGTCATCAAAGAAGCATTCAAAGAAACGTAACTCATCGCTCTTGTATGAGTTGCTAACACGTAAGGTTGCAGAGTGCGTGATTGTTGGTGATCGTCCAAAGACATCGACAACACTGAAGATCATCAAGAGATCATTCACAAAGAAGTCAGAGATATACAAGGAGATGCGCCTTGCACAGTCTCTCTTGAATACTACTGTCACATCACGAGATGTTGCTATACAGATCCTTTCTGAAGCTCGCAGAGCTGCGAGGAACCATGATCCAAAGAAACTTGATCATGAGAAGTCACTCTTGATCAGGAACATCAATCACTCTCTAAATGAGTCGTCATTCTATGACACAAAGATTGATCCAGACAAGTATCGCATGATGGCAACGATCCAGACTCTCTTCAATGACTGGCGAGAGGGTGATGGAACGAACTTTGATCGACAAGTATTGTACGAAGATCATCTCATCGAGTGGTTGGTGTCTGTGAAGCCAACAACACAAGAGCATATCCTCTTGAAGGAAGATACGACAACTGTTAAGCTTGCAGAGAGGATGATGTTTGAGAAGATCAATCAGAAGTATCGAGAGGTCCTTCTTCCGCGTCAACACACACTCGCTGCAGTTCTTACTCTTGCAACATCAGATGCGGACGAGAAGCTTGTTGAAGTAGCAAAGCAGATATCAAGTAACCTTAAACGAGTGATCGCTGAGAAGAAGAACACGATCGAGTCACCATTTGTCAATGAGAAGCTTGAGAGTGTTGAGAAGTCACTTGATGGAGAGACTTACACAGTAGTAGATGATCAAGCTGTGTGTCGACACATGATGTATGAGCAACTTGCTCATGAGTTGTGTAGTGAGGAGAAGAAGTGATGGGAGACGTAAGGTTCTTACGAACATACTGTGGTGAGTTGGATTACACTCCTGAGCTCATCACTGAGTCAAAGGAGAGGAATCAGGGAAGGATTGTCCTGAGTGGCATCCTACAGAAGGCGGACACTCTCAATCAGAACGGACGTATCTATCCTCGAGACATCCTTGAACGTGAGGTTCGGAACTATCAAAAGTTTATCCTTGAGAATAGAGCGACAGGCGAGCTTGATCACCCAGCTGAGTCCACGATCTCACTCAAGAATGTGTGCCACAAGGTTGTTGAAGCGAAGATGGACGGTGATACATGCTATGGCAAGATCGAGATCTTGAACACTCCCTCAGGAAAGATCGTTCAAGAGTTGATGTCAGCAAATGTTAAGCTTGGTATCTCCTCTCGTGGTGTCGGTACCACTGAAACTAAGGGTGAATATCAGGTTGTGTGCGATGACTTCCAGATCATCTGTTGGGACATTGTTAGTGATCCAAGCACAGTCAACGCTTTCATGTTACCTGAGGCAACAATTCGAGACGGCTGCCTCCTGACCGAGAGTGATAAGCGAGAATTGAAGAAGTTCTTCACTCGTGAAGACAGGATTGATCGTGTCTTGAATGACATCCTCATGCTGAGAGTCTGATACTTAGGAGAGAGACATGACGTATAACCCAATTCCTGGCTTCAACTCAATGCCCGAGTATCTCATCTCTGCGGTGCCGTGGTTGACATCATCTATTGCGTCTGATATCATTCGTCATCGATTTGATCATGTGATGAAGACGTTCACGATCGTGA